GACAAAGTCATCGGGCATTATCTGAACATAAAACACTATCAATAAGTTGGAGTCATTACCTAGGTCAATCAGGTAAAGCCAACTGCCATTTTCTTTAGGTATCATGACATGTCGCTCATCTGCATTTATCGGGTGTCCATATCGAAGGTCGTAGCGAGTCGGTAATTGAACTTCCCGCGCTTCCAGTTCAGCAATACGCTTGCTCCCATCAGAGATAACGCCTTCGTAATACTCACGCTGCTCTTTGAGTTGTGATTTTGCTTCTTCCAGTCCATCCAGCAAATCAGCGATAATATCCGCTTCCCGATGACGGATGTGACGCTTAAACGCAGCAAGAGCCGCATCACAATCCCGTTCAGCATTTGGGCTGTCCGGGATAGCCTGATACCACGCCAGCGTCGACTGATAGTTTTGTGCTGCCTCACGAAGCGCCTCATAGTTAACCTCTCTCATTGAGCCACCTCCTGATAAATCACTGCATGCCCCAGTTTCTCCGCCAGTGCCAGCTCTGCCTTAGCGCCCGCTGACCGCTGCCAGCCATTCAGCATGTAAATCGCATCCACACAACGAATCATTGCCATGCAAATATCCATGTAGTGCGGCTGTGTCAGCCCGTCCGGAAGTACTGCCGGGTTTAAGACGGTATGCCCTTCCCGTTTCAGTTCCTCTTCCGCCTTGTGAAACGCCTCACGGTTGAAATTTTCATATCCCGTCATTGGACCGGCAATATAAACTCTGACCCTCACTCCATCACCTCCTGAAAGTTTCCCCGATAGAACGCCAGCACACGCTGCATAACTTCGCTCTGGCGGCACTCACGACAAATTATGTTCTGCCGTCTGTTGTAACGACGTATTTCTCCGTCAGGTAACTTTCGAATCAGTGTCGGGTCAGCAGCCTTCTCCGGTGTCTTACGCCATACGCGATACGCCTGCTCTGATGGAAATACCCCGCAACCAGAGAGCCAGACATCACCACTGGCCGCAAGCGCACCAGATAAACGACGAATAGCGGTCTTACTGACACCCGTTTTATCTGCCAGTTGTCGAAAAGTTTCTCGTCCGCTCAGGCGCACGAATTCCACAATGCGCGCCTTCACTTCTTCCCGCTCTTCTGGTGTAAATACTTTTGCCATAAGCGCCTCCGGCAATCACTTTTCCGATACAACACGGCGGGAAGAATCAGTAATCTGTCGAACAATATCCCGGTGCTTGTTCAGCTCCCGCAGCGCGGCGCAGACTCGCTCCCACTTCTGAACATCACTTTTCGCCCTGCGCAGCGCCAGGTTTGCCCTGCGAAGGGACGGAAAAATCAGCTCATCTGCTTGCGTTTCGGTAAACGATGGCAACGGCTGCACAATGTCCGCCACAGTTTCTGTTTTAATTTCTTCCTGTGTTGCGGCTTCCCGGACTGGTAACGCAGCACCTGCTGGCTGAGGAAAGGCCTTACCATCACTTTCCGTTACCAGCGCGGCTTTCGGCTCTGCTGGTAAATTATCGCCCGGCATGCAGTAACGAAATTTACCGTTCTGATTAACGCGTGCCAGCCGCCCCGTTGCGGTTACCACCGCCAGCGTGGAGGCAACCTTGCGAGTACTGACGCCGAACTTACCCGCCAGTTCCTCACACGTTTTAGCACCATCCTGACCGATAAACTCAATCATCATGTCTGCGGTAACTTTTTGTTCGACCTCCCCGGTCAGCATATCCTGTGCTTCAGATTTTACTGGCCGCTCTTCGGTTACCCGGGATTCACCTTCGCCAGCCAGAAACCAGGTGTGACCAGTTTTATCAACGACGCCATTTCTTTTGAGTTCCCACAGCTCGTTGAGAACCTCTTCACGACTGATATCAAGTCGCGCGGCCAGTTCTACCGATGTGGCTTTTCCCATTGCTTTCAGTGCGTCAAATACGGTTTCCATTAAAATTTCCTCCGACAAAATCGTTTCTCAGATTCAAATAAAACCAGCTGCCTTCCGGCGTTCGTATTCCTGTTTCAGCCGTTCAATTGGCGTTGGCCCTTGCGGGTGTTTCGCCCCTTCCAGTTGTCGTCGCACTGGCGGAACACTCATCCCGTTACCAACATGCTTTGCCCATTTCGTCAGTTGCCGTTCCGCAAGTCGTTTTAACTCACCCTGCGTCATCTGGCGCTCAATCCCTCTGGTACGCATTTCGAGGCAGATGTGGTACAGCACAGGCTGAGGCCACGGATATTTGTCGCTTCCGTCATATCGCCAGGACTCATCACGCCAGCGGCGGTACTCCTCCATCACAGCATCCACCGTCAGGCCAAATGGATTGGCCCCGCTTTCTGAAATCAGCGCCACAAACTCAGCCAGGTCCGGAGGCCATGTTTCACCCGCCCGGCAGCGGTCCATGCACTGGCGGCAGACCTGTCGGATTTGCTGCTCAGTCATCGCGCCAATCTGTGCAATCCAGAGCTTCGAAGGTGCGGCCCCGTTCTTCTGGGTCCAGCGGTTCGAATAAACCTCCCCCATGAGTTCCCACAGCTTCCAGACCGTTTCCGTCGCTGATAAATCCGTTTTCACGTTCCCACTGCTCACGTGCTGCCCGAATTTCCTGAACTGCCCGTGATGCGGTGCCACCTGGTGCTGCTGCATGGTTTACCCCCTTGCTGACTGGTTTAACCTGCGCCCTGACGTGATTTACGTGACGGGCGAATTTCTGCTCCCACTGAATCTGCGTAAACACTTTCCCCTCCGCTGCCCAGTAGTCCCGGAAGGCGGCAAGTTCAGCAGGTGTAAATTCTGTCTCCGGCAAAGCCATCCCCCACAACGCAGCCCGTCGTCGAAAATCCCGTGACGGATACCAGCTATCGGTCATCGGAAATTTTCCGATGGGTTCGCTCAGGCCATCCAGGAATACAAGGGGTGCTGCCTGTAACGACAAAACTTCCTGCTCACTGGTCGGAGCACTCTCGCGTGCGTTATGTGTGGGGTTTAGATCTTTGGGTTCCTTTGGGTTCCGTGATCCGTTTTTGGGTGTCTTTGATGGAAAATTTGGGTGTCTTTGGTTATTTTCCATGCAGCTAAGAGTTCCGTTTTTGGGTCTGTTTTGTGCTGAAACATAACCATTTTCGGTACTGTTTTTATTAACAGCACCAATTTTACCCACCTTTAAAGACTCCCGTTTTTGGGTGTATTCAGGCTCGGCAACACTTTCTTCTACACCGATAAGTCGGTACACCACAATTTGCTTTGTTCTGCCTTTTCTCTCACCGGTATCAACAATTAACCCAATCTCCATCAGGTGTCGTAAGCTGTCCTGCACAGTCTTTTTGTTTAGTTCCGTTACTTCTGCCAGTGCAGATACAGACGGGTATGCACACAAATCGGCACCGCACATATCAGCAAGCCAGGTCAATACAGACTTACTGGATGAACTGCCGGTTTTCACCTTTTTAGCCCATCGTAGTGCATCGATACTCATACAAACCCCTGGCAGACATTTGTTTATCTGCAAAGTAATATTGATATTGCTGACGATACGCATGCTTGAAAGCAATAGCTTTTTCTATAAGCTCGTCAGTCTCACGTTCCACAACAGCTGGATCCGCAAAAAGCAGCCCGGACTCCACCACATCGCCATATTCTTTGTTTAATCCGGCGATCATGTACGTAATGCTTTTTCCATCACTGATCTCACGATACAACCTGAAATCACTAATTCGGATAGCCTCCATAATTGCCGGAATCAGCGCCGTGAATTTTTTCCGCTTATCCCTGGTGTCGATAGCTTTCCAGCGTTCGAATATCTTCACCCGGTTAACGCCCAGCGCCCGTTGATCAACCTCGCCATCATTAAACGTGACGCGTTGAACATCGATGTTCGGGCGTTCTTTCAGAGCCCAGAATGCTTCCGTGATTAATATCGTCGCTTGCTCCTGTGTCATTCCTGGTCGACATACCCAGGCATCCAGAGCCTCACAAACCTGTTCAGGGGTGATTTTCATTGTTCAACCGCCCCGCCCGCTTTGCCTTACGATATTCGTCATAAACTTTGGGGTCGTACTGAAGTTCCCCGCCGGATGCCTCTTGCAGGCGCATCGCGCGACCTTCAGGAACCAGTTCCCCCCATTGAGAAACAGCAGATGGATCAACACCAGCAGCTTTCGCTACTTTGGCTTTCGTCCCATAAAAATTAATTACGTCTGATTTAAACATCACCCCTCCAAAGTTGAGTTTTCTCAATAGCAATCATTCAAGGAATCTCGAGTCAAGGGTTATTAAGATATCTAAATATGAACGAGAAAACTTTAGGTCAACGAATTAGAGAAAGACGCAAACAGGTTGGTTTAAGTCAAAACGATTTAAGCAAAGCCGCTGGCGTATCTGGCTCATCAATTTCACTATGGGAAAGCGACCATACAGCCCCGCGCGGGCAAAATTTGCATCGCCTGGCTGAGGTATTGCAATGTTCACCAACTTGGATACTGTTTGGTGACGAGGATAAAACACCAGATCCACCAGTAGCACTCAACAGCGCCTTAGACTTATCGGAAGATGAGTTGGAGATGTTGCGATTGTATCGCGCACTTCCAAAATCAGAGCAGCAAGCACAAATCAGCGAACTCCGTGCCCGCGTTGAGAATTTTAATCGCCTATTCACCGAGCTACTAGAAGCTCGCAAACGTAACAAACATCAGTAACCCCCTTCACAAATTTTAAAGCCTTACATTTCAATGTATTGGCTTTATTTTGCATTAAATATTGAGTTTTCTCATTAAAAATGCTTGACCAATATTCATGAGAAAACTAAATTACCACCCATCAAGACACCGCACGGTGTTCTCAGCAAACAGTTCCGCTACCCGGCGTTAAGGGGTAATGAGGTCAGCATGGATACTATCGATCTTGGCAACAGCGAATCTCTGGTATGTGGTGTGCTCCCCAACCAGGACGGCACATTCACCGCCATGACGTATACCAAAAGCAAAACGTTTAAAACCGAAGCTGGCGCGCGTCGCTGGTTAGCAAGAAACTCCGACTGATGAGGTTGACGATGGAATTTAAAGATTTACCAGTACCATTCCAGGAAATGGCATCGAATGTGGTTCGCTCTCAACTGGCGACTCTTGACCTGAGTACCGTAGAAAAAGAAACCATCGACAATATATCCGGTAACGTACGCCGAGCCTTTATCGGGCTGTACGAAGAGAAGCAGCTCTCTGATAACCAGGATTTACATGAAAAATACTTCCTGGATCTAATGGACATCATTGATAAGGGGTTTGGCTTGTTAATGAAAAAGAAAGGGATTCGAATAGAACCCCTTGAAAATCATTTTACAGCAAGCAGTATTAATTCCTGTGATTTAAAGCATCACACATCCGATGGGAAAGTTGAATCAAACAACAAAATATCAATTAATCATTAATTTATTCACAGGTGAGGTAGAGTGCGTGCGCCGGACACGGATAAGAATCCGGCACTGACAGTTTACTGAAAAGGATATATCCCTGAAAAGTCAGGGCATAACACGAAAGCGCCCGGAGAAGTTAGTCTCTCTGTATAGGTCGTCGTTAAATTTAATTCGATCGTGCGCTTCCGGTTGTGGCAATCCGCGAAATGGCGCGGCGGTAAGTATGGCGGGGTTATTCCTTCCCCCGCTGAGGACACCGGGTTGTCAGGTTGACCATACGCTTAAGTGACAACCCCGCTGCAACGCCCTCTGTTATCAATTTTCTGGTGACGTTTGGCGGTATCAGTTTTACTCCGTGACTGCTCTGCCGCCCTTTTTAAAGTGAATTTTGTGATGTGGTGAATGCGGCTGAGCGCACGCGGAACAGTTAAAACCAAAAACAGTGTTATGGGTGGATTCTCTGTATCCGGCGTTAATTGTTAACTGGTTAACGTCACCTGGAGGCACCAGGCACCGCATCACAAAATTCATTGTTGAGGACGCGATAATGGAAACGTTATTACCAAACGTTAATACGTCTGAAGGTTGTTTTGATATTGGTGTTCTGCTCAGTAACCGGGAGTTTACGGAAGATGCCATTAAGATGAGAAAATATGAACCTTATCTTCTCAATGATAATTCCATACTTTCCAGAATTGCCCTTCTTGAACTTGGTATTATCGGAGAACAGCAGTGACTTCAGCATTTGCACTGGTGATGACCGTTTTTCTTATAACGGGTGAGCCACAAAATGTGATTACCGGAATTTATGACAGTAAGTCATCCTGCATTCAGGTAAGGGACGAACAAAAAATCCCCGGTGAATGCCTCCCGTTAAAAAAAGTATCGCTGAACCTGAATAACGAAATACCGGCTGGATAACCCGCCAGCCATATTAACGCCATACCAACGGATTAAAAATGCCAGCAATGGCAGGGATTCGTTCACCCTGAAATCTGTAATGAGGTTAAAACAAAATGAGTAAAGTCTTTATTTGCGCCGCCATTCCGGACGAACAGGCAATAAAGGAAGAAGGTGCCGTCGCTGTAGCCACTGCCATTGAAGCCGGTGATGAACGTCGCGCCCGCGCAAAATTTCACTGGCAATTCCTGGAACATTATCCGGCTGCTCAGGACTGCGCTTATAAATTTCTTGTCTGCGAGGATAAACCCGGTATACCCCGCCCTGCCCTCGATTCCTGGGATGCTGAATATATGCAGGAAAACCGCTGGGATGAGGAATCCGCTTCCTTTATTCCAGTCGAACCAGAATCCGATCCGATGAACGTCAATTTTGACAAGCTGTCCCTTGAAGTACAGAACGCGGTCCTGGTTAAGTTCGGTACATGTGAAAACATCACCGTTGATATGGCGATTGACGCGCAGGAATTACTGCAGGAAGACGTTGCTACCTTTGACGGGCATATCGTTGAAGCACTGATGAAAACGCCTGAAATTAACGCTATGTATCCGGAACGCAAACTGTTCGCTATCGGATGGGTTAAACACAAATGTAATCCGGGTGCCAAATGGCCCGAAATTCAGGCTGAATTACGTAACTGGAAAAAACGGCAGGACGCAGAGCGCAAAGAGACTGGAAAATACACGTCTGTTGTTGATCTCGCCAGCGCCAGAGTCAATCAACAGAACACTGAAAACTCAGCAGGAAAAATCAACCCAGTCACTGCCGCCATTTGTCGCGAATACAAGCAGACATGGAAAACGCTGGATGAAGAACTGGCCTACGCTCTCTGGCCTGGCGATATTGATACCGGAAACATTGACGGCAGCATCCATCGCTGGGCAAAAAATGAAGTTATCGACAAAGATCGCGAAGACTGGAAGCGCATTTCCGCATCAATGCGCAAACAACCCGATGCCGTTCGCTACGACCGTCAGACTATTTTTGGCCTTGTCCGTGAGCGTCCGATCGACATTCACAAAGATCCCGTAGCACTGAACAAATACATCACTGAATACCTGACTACCAAGGGCGTGTTTGAAGATGACGAAGGAACAAATCAGGGCACAGCTGGTACTCTCCCGTCACCAGTACCAGAAACTGATGCAGTGGAAACGGCAATGCCGGACAACGAAAAAACCGAATGCGAAGTGGAAGACGAACCATCTGTAGAGCGTGAGGGACCGTTCTACTTCCTTTTCACCGATAAGGACGGCGAAAAATACGGTCGCGCAAACAAACTTTCTGGTCTGGAAAAAGCACTGGCCCTGGGAGCTACGGAAATCACAAAAGAGGAATACTTCGCACGTAAAAACGGCACGTACTCAGGTTCACAACAAAATACTGGTGCATCTGACACGATCGCACAACCAGAGCCGGTAAAAGTTACCGCTGACGAAGTAAACAAAATTATGCAGGCAGCCAATATCAGCCAGCCTGACGCCAATAATTTGCTTGCTGTATCACGTGGTGAATTTGTTGCAGGGATTAGCGACCCGAATGATCCGAAATGGGTGAAGGGGATTGAAACCCGCGATTCAGTGAATCAGAACCAGCAAGAAACGGAACAGAACGGCCAGAAAGCGGAACAAAACAGCCCAAATGCGTTACAAAACGAGCCAGAAACGAAACAGCCTGAACCAGTGGCGCAACAGGAAGTGGAAAAAGTCTGCACCGCCTGCGGTCAGACCGGCGGCGGCAACTGCCCTGATTGTGGCGCGGTGATGGGCGACGCAACATACCAGGAAACATTCGATGAAGAGTATCAGGTTGAAGTTCAGGAAGATGATCCGGAGGAAATGGAAGGCGCTGAACATCCACACAAGGAGAACACTGACGGCAATCAGCATCACGATAGCGATAATGAAACTGGCGAGACGGCAGATCACTCAATTAAGGTGAACGGTCATCAAGAAATCACATCCACCAGCAGGACGTGTGACCATCTAATGATCGACCTTGAAACCATGGGAAAAAATCCTGATGCCCCGATCATCTCAATAGGTGCAATATTTTTCGATCCGCAAACCGGAGATATGGGACCGGAATTTAGTAAGACTATCGATCTGGAAACTGCTGGCGGGGTCATTGATCGGGACACCATTAAATGGTGGCTTAAGCAATCACGCGAAGCGCAATCTGCCATTATGACCGATGAAATCCCGTTAGATGATGCACTGTTACAATTGCGGGAATTTATCGACGAAAACTCCGGTGAATTTTTTGTTCAGGTCTGGGGAAATGGAGCCAACTTCGACAACACGATTTTGCGCCGTTCATACGAACGGCAGGGGATCCCCTGCCCGTGGCGTTACTACAACGATCGCGATGTACGCACAATCGTTGAGCTGGGGAAAGCCATAGACTTCGATGCCAGAACGGCTATTCCATTCGAAGGTGAGCGCCATAATGCACTTGATGACGCCCGTTACCAGGCAAAATACGTTTCAGTTATCTGGCAAAAACTGATCCCGAATCAGGCTGATTTTTAATGTTCAACCCCGGTCGTTGCCCACCAGCTATAGTGGCGGCGACCATGATTAGCGAACGACGCTCATGGCAAGACTTATTCTGCTCACTGAGTGGGCAAAAGAGGAATTCAGTGAACCGGTCCCAACTCCGAGTACGTTAAGTAAATACGCTAAAGCCGGAATGATATTTCCTCTCCCCAAAAAAGTTGGAAGACGCTGGCGAGTGGATCCGCAAGCTCGCTTTGTCGGAATGGTAAACAAGCCGGAGGTGATCGCCACAGATCACCCTGCTTTGAAGAGGATACTGGAAGATGGCGCGCCCGCGAAAATATAAAACCGATGTTCCGGGATTATCTCCGTATTTTGACAAAAGAAATAACAAAGTTTACTGGCGTTACAGGCATCCCATAACAGGCAAAAATCACGGTCTCGGCAGTATTGACCAGAAACTGGCAGAAACTATTGCAGCAGAAGCGAACAGCCGTCTTGCCCGGCAGCAAATGGAACAAATGCTCAGTCTGCAGGAGAAAATTATTAGTGATACCGGCGGTTCATCAACCATTACCATTTTTCTGAATAATTACAGAAAAATTCAACAGGAAAGATATGAAAACGGCGAGATCAAACTCAACACGCTGAAACAGAAAGCGGCCCCTCTCAGGGTATTTGATGAACGTTTTGGCACCAGACCGTTAGATGTCATAACCGTAAAAGATGTGGTATCAGTACTGGAAGAGTACAAGGCCAGAGGACATAACAGAATGGGACAAATTTTCAGGAAAGTACTGATCGATGTTTTCCGGGAAGCTCAGCAAACGGGCGATGTCCCGCCAGGCTTTAACCCTGCAGAATCGGCAAAAAAACCGCAGGTGCGGATATCAAGACAGCGACTGACTTTTGATGAGTGGATGATGATTTATAACGCAGCGGAAAAGGATGGTTACTTTTTACAGCGCGGTATGCTGCTGGCACTGATGACAGGCCAGCGCCTTTCAGATATTTGCAAAATGCAATTTTCGGATATCCGGGATGGTTATCTTCATGTCGAACAGCAAAAAACAGGAACCCGGATTGCCATCCCTCTGGCTCTGCGTTGCGATAAATTAAATCTCACCCTGGATGATGTGGTGTCATCCTGCCGCGATTGCGTTCTTAGTCCGTGGCTATTGCACCACCATCACGCGAAAGGGACAGCTAAGCGCGGCGGGATGGTTAAGCCAGCAACATTAACCGTTGCATTTAAAAAAGCCCGGGATTCTGTGGATTACAACTGGCGTGCTAATGGCACCCCTCCCTCTTTCCATGAGCAGAGATCTTTATCAGAGCGATTGTTCAGAGAGCAGGGGGTTGATACCAAAATTTTGCTAGGCCATTCGAATCAAAAAATGACCGATATTTACAACGACGCACGCGGTAAGGAATGGAAAAAACTGGTCATTTGA